TCTTGTCCATTTGCGTTTACTCCTCTCAGGGAATTGCTTAAATCTATAATGCTCCTGGTATTGTTGTCTATCGTCCTTTTGAGTTCACCCAGTGTTTCAGCGTGAACCCTGTTCATTTTCAGAATCACATAAAACTGAATGAGACAACAGACAACAGGAAAGCCCAAAGAGCCTATGAAAGCCTGAATTGATTGAAGTTCCATTAAAGCCCCTTACAACATTTCAGGAACGAGTTTACATAATCACCTATCATGTTGTTCTGATAGAATATCTTGTCTGATACTATCAAGTTCCTGATAAGCTGTTCTATCTTGTTGCGTGGATTGAAGATGTTAGATGAATAGTTACATCTACCCGTAGGAATTATATCATATATGAGCGTTGTATTGTCGTCCTTAATCGGTGTTGTCTTGCTGTGCACATAAATGAAAACGTTGAAATCCTTGTTGACAATCTCACACTGATATACAGCCTTTTTCCACTTGATAAGGAACACATAGACTATATCGGCCTTGTCGAACTTCATCGGGCAATGTGGATACATGGCCAGTTCCCAGGCGCCAGTCTTGATAGTTTCAAGCCGGGGATTTTCAAAAGCGAAAATATAGTTGTTCTCCTTGTTGCTAGCATTAGGAGCTGTATACTCAACAGCAACTTTCATTTTTCCATCGGCGTAGGAGTAGATATCAATGGTTCCTTGCTTCTGACTAAGGACGTTGCTCAGCCCCATCTCTTCAAAATACGGGCAATTCTTGTTGATTGTGTTACCCAGCATGAATATCTTCACATCCGTCCTATCCCTGATAATGGTGGACAAGGTATTCATAAAGAGAACGAATTCATCCGGCAGATACAGGGTATGAAAGAGACTTGTTATGCTCGTTGTCAGAGAGTGCCATGAGAAAGCAGAACAGGCCTTTGTCAGAGTAGATGATTTTATCCATGTCGGAATCATAATTGCCGAAATAGAATTTCCCACTGTAGTACCTGATAGCGTCATACTTGCCGCCGGATACCTTTTTGATAAAGTCCGAAGTGAACGCCGCAAACATCTGACTACCCCTATGGCCTGTTATATCAGTCTGCCATCTCCTAATAAGAACAGACTGTTTCCCAGTCTTGAAGTATTGCTCAATGGCGTAGGAAAGGGCGGCATATGTTTTGCCGTTTGAGCGCTCACCCATGATGATGTTATAGGTAGCTCCTTTCTTAAGAATCTCTTTCAAGGAGTAAAACTTTCTTTTTCCAAACATCTGTATTCTCCTGGTACCTGATACAAAAAAGGCTGTTTTTCAACAGCCTTGACATACTTTGCTTTACTGATTTTTGAGCGGATTCAGAACAAGCAAATACTGGTTACAGAAACTGAATATCGTTCAGCTCCTTGTTAAATCTCTTTGAGTGGTACTCAGTGATAACGAAACGGGCTAATCCCTTGTTGCAGTCGTCAATAAGCCCGGCATCATCCACGTTGATAGTCTCAGTGTACTTGCGTGGCAGTGCCATTCTGAATACGTCATCAGGAGCGGTCTCAGCGTTGACAATAGCGACAATCTGGTCACCGTAATCACTGGTTGAGTAGTACATAGCCCTGATAGAGTAAACCATCTCAGGATTGATAGCGTGAAGCTCAGCGGACTTCTTGAACGGAATGTCCTTGAGAGGCACATACTGCTCACTATCCTGATAGGCCGGATTGATTAACGACTTATGGTTGAAACGGGTAAAATTACTCATTGGATACTCCTACATACTTGTTGATACGAGCAACGTAAAAATCAAGAAACTTCTCAAAAAGTCCCTTAACATCACCGTTGGTTCTACCGTTGAAAACGTTCATGAGTGCCACCTTGCTTTTAACCAAGTCAGGATTCGCTTCCGCAAATTCCTTAATAGCGGTTGAAACATTAGCATCCGCCATGAACATCTGTACTTTCTTAATGCTATCAAAATCTTTCATGATTTTAATCCCCTTTTGATTTACAATCATAATATCAAAAACCAAAACAAAAAACAACTACTTTTTATATCGATTAATGATATCCTGTACTTCTTTGGTTGTTCTGTCTCTTAACTCACTGTTCAGCTGATTGATGATATTTTCGGCAATTCGATCCAAATGTTCCTGAAACTTCTCTCCAGTGCCAGAACCGTAGTTTGCACGTAAAGTCTTATAATCATCGGCTAAGTCATCATAATTGAAAAAATTCATATGGCGCTTTTCCAGGATAAGCTGTTTAGCCCTTTGATAAACATTATCCCAAAGGCTATTCTGTTCCATCTTTTCCGCTACCACTTTCCAAATGTAACCCCGGGCATTCTCAAACTTTTCACGTGAAAATAGGTTCTTTGGATCTGTAATATCATAGTCTTTCAAAAACTTCTTTGGATCCGCAAATTCACCATGAACATACTTATCATGCAGGGATTTAAGCGTGTTCTGTTCAGCCAGTTCTTTGGCATGCTCAGACATGCGCCATTCAACTTTCTTTTCGGCCTGTTCAGCACTCTCTCTGATATCATCCTTGATAGCTTTATCAGGTGTTTCAATCTCAACGATAACCTGATTTTCCTTAACATCAACTTTAGATTTAGTCCCCTTTGGAGCGTCTTTAGAATTGACAATCCTGGTTACAGCGGTTGTAACTTTCTGCTTGACTTCTTTCTGAACTTTCTTGAAGCTCTCAACAGACTTATCAATCGCTTGTCTAACTGCCTTACCAATAGCACCAAATGTTGATTTTAGCCACATATTTCACCCCTGTAATTTTGCTATATACTTCAAGAACAGTTTGTATTCTTCATTCCCGTTTACACTGAATGCTACCGGAAATAATACACAGCAACTGTTACATGATATTTTACCACGGTTACCGAGATAATCAACGACTTCAATTTCGAATGGATCGTCATTGTAAAAATGCGCTAATTTGCCGGAATTTTCCGCATCAACCTTGAAGTCATCATTAAACCGGGCAAAAACATCTTCAATCTTTGTTCCATTCCTGGTTAATTCGGCAATGCCTTTGTTTTCCGGCAGGCCAGCACAGGTTAAGTCAAACTCACCGCCTATTTCGGTCAAGTAGCGTTTACAGCCGTTTGTCTTGAAGTGGTCATATTTGCCCTCATAATCCCAAATGCCTATCGGCTTCTCCACTCCTTTTTGGTTCTTTGGTGCAAGCATGGCCGGATCCAAGTCCCAGTGTTCCAGGCATTCAGTGCATTTACGGATGATATTCCTGTTATAGTCTTCTATATAGGCCTTATGAGCGTCCATGTTGAGAAACTTGATTGAATCGGTATCACAATAGACATAATCCCGGCCTATTGACTTAATCCCGTTGAACAGGTTATTACGGGCATAAGCAGTTACAAAGATACCCCAAACGTAAAACAAAAACCTGTTAGGATTGTTGTTATACTGGTCAACACATTCTTCCTTATCGGTCTTAATGGTTTCCCAGCCTTTGTTGTATGTGCACTGCTCCTCATCTGAACCAAAATCAGTGACACACATACCATAACAGCTGTTCAGCATTCCCTTTTTGAGAAGATATTCCGCTTCTTTACCCTTGACGCCTTTCAGCGTTGTCTTCTTCTCGTAGAATTCAAGGACACATTCGATAATTTCCTTTGGCAGGTAATCGACATAATAGAAGTATCCGTCAATGATATGAATTTTGCTGTAATTGTAGCAGGACACAATTTGAGCAAGGTCAACAGATGTGACAATTAATTGTACATAATCGGCTTTATGCACTCTACCATTGTTGTTCATAATCTGCTCACCTTTCTGGTACAGACGTGAGCACGATATATAGTCATCGGGGATATCCGGTTTTGTCTCAATATCCCACAGCTCTACCATTACAACAGCTACACGCTCAGACTGGTTCAGATATGCGTCAAATTCGGCGTAGCTGTCCATGTTCAATTTGATGAATTTGCCTTTGGACATAGGATATTTTTCCGACATCATCACAGTTGGATATGATGATGTGAAGTCAATACTATGAACATCGGCTAGAAGTTTCTTTGAATATATAGCGTTTGCGTGGGTATAGCCGCCCAGGAATGCCTGTTTTGCATATCCATATTCAACAACTTCAAGCGTCAATCTATCCATAAGGTTCTTATATGGTATATGTTTCTTATGTGTTTTCGGATTGATAACCTTTCTGAAACAACTTTTCTTTACTTCAAGCCTAACTCTACCAGTGTTGGTAAGGGGGATTTTGGTTATATCCCCGTATTGCTTTCTCTGTTCATCAATGTAACAGCAAATGATTTTCACGTCATTGTAGCAATAGGCCATCTCTGTAGGTGTTAGGGGAGTGCAGGGCAATCTAATCTTATTGTAATCCAAATCCCCCTTGAGCTTACGGATTGATGAATGCTCAGGCCATGTAAGGTTCTCAGCTGTTTTAGCCAGGCTCATGCCGGATAGAATCAGACTATCCCTGAATTCAATCCCGTAATCATCAAAGAAGACTTTGAAAACGGTTCTGTTCTTTCTTGCCAGGCATTCAGAGAACCTAAATTCGGTTCTCATGAACTGAAACTCAAACGGCAGATTATGTACATAGATGATTATCCGGTGCTTCTCGTTCAGTCCATATGTGAGTTTCAGATTCACGAATACATCGGCTAATTCATCGAACGTCCTACAGGTGATGAAAGTATCACCTATCATTATTTGGAATATGTATATCCATGAATATTTATGGTCATCATCGATAATGAGATTCGTTGTTTCTGTATCCAGTGCACATGAAATATCATAATAATAGGCCTTTGAACGCCTATCATAAGCGACTTTTATACCGTCCTTATCCGGTAATCTCTTGTCCTGTATTATCATAGTTACCCCTTTTTAATCCTATCTCGTAATCCTAACTCAATTTTGTACAAAATGCAAGTAATTTAACGAGATATTTTTGTACAAATATTTGTATAAAAGTGTTGCATGAACGCACCCAGTATTGTAGAATAACAGCAGGCCTATAGGCCATAACCAAGAGGATAATCAAATGACCATAAACGAAATGATTAAGAATGTTAAGGCACTCAGACTTCGTGATGATATATCAGATCCGTTACTCCACATAACTTTATCCACGAGCGTTGACGAACTCAACGAGATTGTTAGAAATGAGATGTTTAAGCGCTTTGTATCAACTGTCAAGGCTTATAGTGAAGTTTGCGGTGTTTCTATGATGGAATCCAGGGAATTCGCTGTTGACTTCATTAAGAACAATGACTATGTTGAGAATTACATTAGAGTTACTGTCAACCTTGTTCTGAATGGCGGTTTCTATAATAGAATGGCGTTGGACGGTTTTATTGGCAGACTTCTTTGGTCACCTGTTGCCGAGGCTTGCCACAAGAAGTTAGGCAACAAAAAATACACTCTAATTTCCATGATGTAAGCAATAAGCATGACCTATCAAGCCCGGCGCTCTGCCGGGCTTCTTTTTTTCATCCGGTCAACGCCCGCCTAGAGCGGGGGGCTCCGCTAAGGCTCCGCCCCGCTTACGGCGGGCTAGCGGCTCATGTGTGACACACGTTGTCAGGTATTCAGGCTCCTGGACGGTTGACGGCAGGCGGCAGGTGAAAGGTAAGCAAAAATCATGCCAAAAAT